CAACGGGCAACTGCTGATCCTCGACTGCTACTGCGCCTCTGGCGTTGGGCTCGAGCACTATCGCGATGTGATCGAGCAGCGCCAGCAGGAGTATGGCTGGCGCCACGGCGTCGACTACGTCCCACACGACGCCAAGGTCAAGGAATGGGGCAGCGGGCGCACGCGCGTCGAGACCATGCAGAGCATGGACCTGCGCCCCGTGCTGGTACGGCACTCCACCGTCGAGGACGGCATCAACGCCGTCCGCCAAACGCTGCCGCTCTGCGTCTTTCATCCGAGGTGTGAGTTGAGTGGCCTCAATGCGCTCGAGCTCTATCGCCGCGAATGGAACGACGAGAAAAAATGCTTCCGCCAGAGCGCATTACACGACTGGACCAGTCACGCATGCGATTCCTTCCGGTACCTTGCAATGGCCTGGCGTCCGAGGCTGCGCCACACGCCGAAGCCGAGCAGCCGACAGTCCACGGGCTTGATCATCCCGCCGCCGCCTGAGCCACGCGTTGGGGAGATGCGGCTATGACCGACAAGCCCGTCAGCGAGGACATCAGATTTGATGATGAACAATTTAACCCGCAGCTCGAGCCGACCAAGGCGCTGGCGTGGATCAACCTGCTCAAGGAAAGCGAGGACGCCTTCGACGCCTGGAACGTCCACTGCGACCGCATCGACAAGCAGTATGCGAACCTCGAGCGGCTCGCCCTGATGGGGCGTGACAAAGAATTCCAGATGTTCTGGGCGAATATGGAGGTGATCCGGCCGGCGATTTATGCGCAGGCGCCGATCCCCGTGGTGGTCCCGAAATTCAAAGACCGCCGGCCGGTCGTGCAGCAAGCCAGCGAGGTGCTGGAGCGTTGCACCACGGTGGCGTTCGATCTCGCTTACATCAACGAAACGATGCTGCAGGTGCGCGACGACTTGGCGCTCATCAGCCGCGGCGTGGTGTGGTGCCGCTACGAGGGCGGCAAGAGCAAGAAGTCCTACTACGACGGCGAGCGGGTCTGCTTCGACGTCAAGCAACGCCGCGACTTTTTGCACAGCATCTCGCGCTCGTGGCCCGAGGTGACGTGGGTCGCAGCCGCGAGCTACCTGACGCGCGCAGAAGCCCGCGAGCGGTTTTCCACGTATTCTGGCGACGCCTATCAGAATGCTGAATACAAGGTCGATCGCGACGCCAAAGACGTCGGCGGCGCCGACAACCGTGAGCGCGCCAAGTTCTGGGAAATCTGGGACCGACCCAGCCGGCGCGTGGTGTGGGTATCGGAAGGCTGCGAAGACATCCTCGACGAGGACGATCCCCACCTCGACCTGCAGGGCTACTTTCCCTGCCCCAAACCAGCCTATGGCACCTGTCAGCGCGGCTCCTTGGTGCCGGTGCCCGACGTGCTGCAATACATGGACCAGCTCAAGGAGATCAACAAGCTCACCGCTAAAATCCACGCGCTGTCCGAGCATCTCGAGGCCAAGGGGTTTTATCCGAGCGGCGATGCCGAGAAGACCGAGGCGCTCGAGGCTGCGATCAAGATGAACACGCCAGGTCGCGTGCTGGTGCCGATTGCCAACTGGGCAACCTTTGGCGGCACCAAAGAGGTGATCATCTGGATGCCGATCGACATGATCGCCGAGGTGATCAAGACCAGCATGGACCTGCGCAGCAAGGTGATCGACGATATTTACCAGATCGTCGGGCTGTCTGACATCATGCGCGGCGCGACCGACCCGCGCGAGACCTATGGCGCGCAGTCGCTCAAGAGCTCGTACGGCTCGAGCCGAGTGCGCGACAAGCAAAACGAATTGGCGCGGATCGCGCGCGACCTCGTCTGCATCACCGGCGACATCATCTGTGAGAAGTTCAAAGACACCACCATCGTCGAGATGTCACAGACGCAATTGCCGACGAAGCAGATGCAGCAGCGGGCTGTGGCGCTGGTCCAACAGCAGGTCGCCCAGCAGACGCAGCAGCTCCAGCAGGCAAAGAATACGCCGCAAGCCCAGCAGCTTATGCAGAGCAATCCCGACCAGGCCAAGCAAATGCTGGCGCAGGCCCAGCAGCAAATTCAGAGCGGGCAGGACACGATCGCCAAGATTGGCCAGCACCCCAACATCGATCAGGTGCTCACGTTCCTGCACGACTATCGCTTGCGCTCGTTCGTGCTCGACATCGAGACCGATAGCACCATCATCGTGGACGAGCAGGCCGAGAAACAAAGCCGCGCCGAGTTCATGGGGATGTTGAGCCAGCTGCTGCCGCAGCTCACCCAGATGTTTGCGGCCGATCCAGCCACCGGTGAGTTCTGCGGCGAGGTGCTCAAATTTGCCTGCGCGCCATATCGCGCCGGCCGCTCGCTCGACGGCGCAATCGATGACCTGACCGAAACCATGCGGACGAAGGCAGACCAGCCGCGCGGGGACGATCCGGCCACCGCCACCAACAAGACCGCCATTCAGATCGAGCAGATGAAGCAGCAGCGCCAGGCCGAGAAGGACCGCGCCGATACTGCGCTCAAGAAGCAAGAGCTGCAGATGCGCGACAACTGGGAAAAGCTCAAGATCGCGAACAGCCAGCGGCTCGAGGGCATGAAGCTGCAAGGCAAGCAGGGCGATAACGCCGCCAAAGCTTTCCAGGCCGACCAGCAGGCCGCGCACGAGCACGAGCAGCACCAGGCTGACATGATGGAGCGGGTCGCCGACTTCCACATCAATCAGCAAGAAGCCGGCATGCGGCAACAGGAGTCGCAGGCGCGACAGAGCGATATGCAGGCGCGGCAGCGGGAACGAATGGCCGCGCAGCAGTTCCGCCAAACTCAGGCAGCACAGCGCACGGCACCACCAGGAATCATCTGAACCGAAGGAGAGTGAGCCATGGCCCAGAGCGCGATAACTTGCACACCACCCAATCCCTCGCCGCCGACTAACTTCGGCGCCGGCTATGCGAATACGACCGACATCGCCGGCTCGACCAGGCCGCCCAACATATCGCTTGCGGCAACGGTCTGGAATGACCCGTGGCACCCCGGTGTGACCAACGTCACGCACCCAGCAGCCAACAACCCGTCTGGGGTCACGGTCAGCACCGTGCCGCCCTATCTCGACGACGGCACCGCCAGCGCGGCGGCGGCCTTTGCCGCACCCAATGCCGGTGCAGCGTCCGAAGGCGCCGGCACCGAGGTCGTGGTCACGCAGACCTATAATGCGAGCGTCTTGGTGCCAGGGTCAGCTGCGACCTATCTGCCGACCGGACAGACTCCGGCCTGGGCGGCGGGCGATCCAGGTGGACCGCTGCGAACAGTTTCGGACCTGGGCAACTTCACCGGCGTCTCCAACGCACCGAACATGCAGCACGCATCCAGCATGTCGCCGGCCGTCAACCCGGTATTGGCGAGTATCTCGCCAACCACCACGACCGCCGGCGCCGGCACGGTCACGGTCACCGCCACCGGCACCAACTTCACGCGGCAATCGGTCATCACCTTCAATGGTCAGCCGGTGCCAACGACGTGGGTTTCAGCGACCAGCATGACCGCCGTGGTGCCAAAGAAGCCAGCCGCCAGCCCGACCAATGCGGTGGCAGTTTCACTCGGCGGCCAAACGATGCTCACGCCGCAAAATCTGGCATTCACGTAAGAGGTTATCAAGTGGCCGAAAGCATCAACGAGCCGCGCGGGTCGCTTGGAAATCCGTATCCGGTCACGCCATCGCTAACCAGTATCTCGCCGGCGTCGACGCCAGCCGGTGGAGGGCCGGTGCGATTGACCGTGACCGGAACTAACTTTTTGAAACAGAGCGTGATCAGCGTTAACGGCGTCAATTACCCAACGACGTTTGTTTCCGCCAGCTCAATCAATGCGATGGTGAGGCCTGGGTCGACGCCTGGGACGTGGCCAGTCCGCGTTATCACCAACGTGACCGCGGCGACGATATCGACGCAGAGCCTGCCGTGGACATTCACCTGAAGGAGGAACCGATGGCCGACCCAAAGAGCGCGACGGAGGCTGAGCCACAGGCACAGGCACTGCCGCCCAGCTCGCCCGCCAGCATCAACGAGCCGCACACAGAGACGACCGAGGCCACTGAGCCGGAGAGCATCAACGAGCCGCAGCCGGATGTGTTGCCGACAATCACGGCGATCACGCCGGACACCTGCGCGATCGGCGACCCCGACTTCACGCTCGACATCATCGGCACCGGCTTCGGCGAGAACAGCATCATCCATTTCGCCGGCCACGACGAGCCGACCACGTTTGACGGAACCGACACGGTGTCGACCGGCGTGAAACCGTCGTTGTGGGGTTCACCGGTCACGGTGCAGGTCTCCGTCCGTAATGGGGCAGTTAGCAGTGACCCGGTGGACTTCACCTTTATCGAAGCCGGCGCGCGCTCCGGCGTGCAGGCGTACAAGGCCGCATTGGCATTGCACGAGCTCGAGCCCGACCATGCGCCGGTTGGCACCGGCGCCGACTTTCATCTGCGGGTCATTGGCGAGGGCTTCGACGAGCACTGCAAGATCGTGTTTGACGACGAGGAACTGCCGACGCGGTGTGAGACCGACAAGACCCTGGTGGCCTGGGCGCCGACCGCCAAAATGCCTGGCGATGTCGACGTCGAGGTCAGCCGCGGCGACGACATGAGCGAGGTGTTGACGTTCGAGTTTGTCGCCAAGAACGACGTCAGGCGCCGCCTCAAGACCGAGCGCAAGGCAGCCAAGGACACGCCGGCGCACAAGCGGCTCAAAAAGAGGTAGCGCAATTGACCTTGGTCGAGATCGCGCCTGGACGTTTTCGCTTTGTGCGGTCGTCACCGCCACCAGCGCGCTCGACCCTGCCATGCCCTCACGTCATCTCCGACATCATGCCGGAGACCGAGCAGGTGGACGGAAAATTCTACACCTCCAAGCGCGCATTCCGCGCCGTCGGTCGCGCGCTTGGGCTCACCGAAGTGGGCAATGAAAAGTTCAAGCCGAAACAGCGCGCCAGCGCCGATCCGAACGTCAAAAAGGCGCGACGCGAAGCGCTGCAGCGTGCTTATGCCCGTTGCGATGTCGGGCGCCGGCGCAGCAGGAGGTGACCGGTGGCAGCGCTCAACAAGTACAACGCATTTATCGATGAGACCAGCAAGGGTGGGCACAATCTGCAAACTGCAGTGTTCAAGCTCGCGCTCACGAACACCGCGCCTGGGGTTGGCGACACTGTATGGAATACCACGGTGGCACCACCGCCGGCAGCGGCAAACGGCTACCCCACCGGCGGTAACACGCTCACGACAACCAGCTCGGCGACCGCATCAGGGATCTTTAAGTTGGTGCTGGCGGACTCGGTGTTCACGGCCACTGCCGGCGGCATCGGGCCGTTCCGGTACGTGGTTGTCTACAACAGCAGCGCTGCCAACAAGGTGGTCGGCTGGGCCGACTATGGGTCAAGCACGTCACTCGCCCTCAACGACACGTTCACCCCAGATTTCGATGATGTTAATGGCGCCCTTACAATCCAATGACATTTGTTCCGGAGCGCTGGGACGTCGGCAAATGGGACCAGGCCCATTGGGACGGCCAGCTTGGCGTCCAGCTGACCCCCTGTCTGATCACGGTCTCCACCTCCTCCGTCAGCTTCCGTACCAGCCGCAGTTTGGCCATCGGGACGGCCGCCGTCGCGGTGACTGGCAACACTGTCAGCTTCCGTACCGGCCCACGGATGACGATCAGTGCTGCTGCCATCACGGTCTCCGCCTCGTCCGTGGGCTTGCGTGCGGCTTACCGGATGGCGATCGGCACCACCGCGGTTGCGGTGACCGGCAACGCTGTCAATCTGGTTCGGCAAGCGGGGGCCGGAAATTTCCAGCTGGTCCTGGACTGCGCTCGGATCACGGTCACCCCAGCCGGCATCGATCTCGTAATCTCACGCACGACGCCGAGCCCGCCACCGCCTGGCATTCTCACCTTTGGGCGGCGCGTCCCGCTCGCCACCCCGTGGTAGACAAGAGGAGACCCTGATGTCCGACACCAATATCGCGCCCGCAGCAGCACCAGCGGCCGCACCGCCGCCGGCGCCTGCGGAAGCGGTCGTCGACCAGAGCCCAGTGCAGCGGCCGACACCGGTTGGATCGCAGGCGCCGACGAAGCCCCCCGAGAGCCGGCGCGACACGATCACGCGGGCTTTCCAGCGCGCCAACGAGCGTGCCGTTATGGGCAACAACAATCCGCCCGAGCCGATGGCAAAGGAGCGCACGCCGCCACCGCAGCGCACACAGCGCGCCGAGCCAAAGTCGGAGAAAAGCGCAGAGCCTGCGGATGGTAAGTTTGACCTGAAGAAGCGGCCGGAAGAGCAGCCGCGTGAGCAAGGCCGCTTTGCGCCTCGCGAGCGGCCGCCTGGTGAGCGCGGGCAGAAACAGCGGCAGCCAGGCGCACAGGGTCAGACCCCACCAGCACAACAATTGCCGAGCCATGCGCCCTACCACCAGCCACCTTCGCAGCGCGGATGGTCACAAGCAGCGCGCAACGAGTGGGCGACGACGCCCGAGAGCGTGCGCGCCGACGTGCATCGCATGCACAAGGAGTTCATGGGCGCCCAGCAGGCAGTGCAGGCCGACCGCCAGGAAATGAATACGCTGCGCCCGTTCCAGCAGATGGCGAAGCAGCACAACACGACGCTCGCAAAAGCGCTCGAGAACTATATTGGCATCGAGCAGATGCTGAACGATGACCCGATCGCGGGGCTGAGCCGGATTGTCGATAATCTCAACCGACAGACCAGCGACGGTCGGAAGCTCACGCTGCGCGACATCGCCCACTACCTGGCCACCCAATCACCCGAAGGACACCAGCTGCTGCAGGCACGCAACCAGCAGCAGGTGCAGCAGCACCAGATGGGGCAATTGTACCAGAGCGTCAATCAGCTTGCGCGCCAGCAGGAACAGCTGATATACGGGCTGCGCTACAACAACACGCGTGGAGCGGTCGACCGGTTCGCCGAGACCCACCCGCGGGTTGATGAGCTAGGCGACGACATCAAGAGAGAGTTGGGCTTCGGCTTCAAGTTGAACGAAGCCTACAGACGGGCCGCGTTGCTAAAACCGGCCGCACAAGCGGATCAGACCCGCACCACATCGGCTCAGACCCGAAGCGTTGACCGATCTATTTCTGGCGCGCCCGCAGGTGGTCCCGCGAATGGATCAGGGCGGCCCAGGAAGGCATCGGCTTCAGCACGAGACGCCGTCGTGAACGCGCTCAAGCGCGTGAACGGCTCGATCTGAACCCTTTGTGCCCGTCTGGCTGAGCGTTGCACGCCGCCATGACGCGGCGGGAGCAATGCTATGCCTAATATCAACACCAATGTCGCCTACCAACAGATCCTCTCCATGGCGCTCGAGGACCGCTCGAGCTCCTACCAAGACCTCGTGAGCAACAACAACGCGCTGCTCGCGGTGATGCGCAGAAAGGGCCAGTGGCAAACCTACTCTGGGCCCCGCATTCGACAAACGCTTCAGATCGCCAAGCAGACCGCCCAGTGGTATTCGGGCTACGATCAACTGCTCAACCCTGCCATCGATCTGTTCAACGACGCCTACTACGACCCCAAGATGGTCGTGATCCCGGTCATCCTGTCGCTGCAGGAAATCCTCAACAACGAGGGCGACGCGCAGCTGCTCGACGTCTACGACACCTACATCACCGCCGCCGAGAACGCGCTTGAAGACACGATGGACGCGGGCATCTACTCGGACGGCACCGCTAACGGCGGCAAGCAGCTGACGGGGCTCGCGACCGCGATCCCGGTCGTCAACACCAGCGGCACCTATGGCGGCATCGACCGCTTAAACGCCATCATCTGGCGCACCCAGACCTTCGACGCGCAGTCGATGAACGCCGCCATCGGCACGCAGGTCAACGCGACCACCATCCGCCCCTACCTGAACGCGATCATGACGCGGCAAAGCCGTGGCCGCGACTACGCCGACCTCTTGATCATGTCGCCGGAGCACTATGCGGCTTATGACGCGGCGACGATCGCGATCCAACGCCAGACCAACGAGACGAGCCTGGGCAAGTTGGGCTTTTCCGCATTGGAATACATCGGCGGCGGCAAGCGGGCCGAGATCGTGCTCGATGGTGGCATCGGCTCCAACATGCCGGCGAACACCACGTTCGGCATCGACACCAGCTCGTTACGGCTGCGCTACCACCCCAACCGCAACTTCGACAAGCTGTTCGAAGGCGACGGGCAGATGCCTATTGATAAGGACGCGATCGCTCAGTTCATCGGCTGGATGGGTGAACTCACGATGACAAATCCGCTGTTTAATTGGAGATTTTATGATAGTAACCCTGCCGCATAGCCCGTTCAATACTTGAATGGGTGACGAGTAGGTTGACGACGGTCTCCGGTCTGGTGCAATCTGGTCTGGTTAACCAACCAGACCGGAGACTTAAAATGAAAACGCGACCACTGCCCTCGAAAGAGGTGCTCGACCAGATACTGAAATATGACTTCGAGACAGGCGAGTTTCGTTGGAGGCCACGGCCAGTGACAATGTTCACTCAAGGCGAGACGATTGAACGGCCTCGCTCTGCTGAGCACGCCTGCAACCAATGGAATAGCAGGTGGGCAGGGAAGCCCGCCGCAACACTCAAAGCAGACGGCTATTGCTACATCCACTTCAACTATCGAACGGAGTCAGCACACCGACTTGCCTACAAGATCATGACTGGTCTCGACCCTGTCGAGATCGACCATATCGACGGCAACCGCAGCAACAATAAATGGTCCAACCTCAAAAACGGCACGCGCTCTGACAATCTTCGCAATATGGCGTTAAAGCGGAACAACGCGTCAGGTCATCATGGCGTGTCGTTCAGCAAGCGACAGCAGAAATGGATTGCGTCCATTTGGCTTGGATCATTCGACAGCAAGGAGGAGGCCGTGAAGGCGCGCAAAAAATACGAGAAGTTACTCGGCTTCCACCCCAACCACGGACGACAGTAACCCAGCAACGAAGGAGAGCGCGATGGCAAGGAAGCCGAAGCCCAGCAAGAAGGGCGGCAAGGGCTGCTAGCAGTGGGCGCGGCGGTGAGGCCGCGCCCGTCATCCATCACTCCTCAAAAGAGAGACAGCATCCATGGCACTCAACCGACGCCCGACCGGAACCGACGACGACCTGGTGGCAATCTTCAAGCACATCGCCGCCCCCAACGAGGCCAAGACGAAAGCAGCCGGCCGCGTGATCTGTGACGATGTCGAGATCTGCGAAATTCGCACTCCAGGGCGGGTCGACGTCAAACACTTTCCGGCCACCGAGTTTTCCCACTGGAAGGACGACATATTCACCGGCGCGCTGGTAAAGGTGACTTACGCGGAGCGGTTTCCGCGCCAGTACATGCAGTTCAAGCAGCAAGTCGCGCAAACCAAGAGCGGGACGTTGCTCGATCATGTGCCGTTCCTGACCGAAGCGCGCCGCGCCGAACTGCGTGCGATGAACGTCTACACCGTCGAGCAGCTCGCGCACATCGATGGCCAAGAGCTCAAAAATCTGGGGCCTGGCGGCCGCGACTGGAAAAACCAGGCGATCGACTTCATCGCCGAGGCCAAGGCGCTGGTGCCCAACATCGAGATGCAGACCGAGCTTGAGGCGCTGCGCGCCCGCACGCAGGCGCTCGAGGCCGACAACGAGGCGCTCAAAGCCAAGCGCGACGATAACGGGTCGCAGTTCGATGAAATGTCGAACCTGCAAATCAAGGACTTCATCACCAAAGAGAGCGGCACGCGCCCGCTCGGCAATCCGTCGCGCAAGACGCTGATGCAAATGGCGGCTGATCTCGCCGTCAAGCAACCCATGGAACCGGTGCCGGCATAGCCATGACGCTTCTGACCGTCGTCAAAGACGTCTGCGCCTTCGTGGGTGTGCATGAGCCGACGACGTTGTTCGGCAACGTCACCGATCCACGCACGCAACTCGAGCTGCTCGCCGTCGCCAACGAGATGGCGCAGCGCATCGCCGGCGAAGGACGTGAGTGGCGGGCGTTGAAGACACGCGCGACTTTCGCTGGTGACGGGATTACCGAAGCTTTCCCATTGCCGGATAATTACAAGCGCATGCTGCTGACGTCACAGGTGTGGCGCTCGACGTCGGCCATCCAGCCGATGTTGTTCATCAGCGACAGCGACGAGTGGGTGCAACGCCGGCTGCGGGGTTACAATCACGCCTTCGGCGAGTGGATGCTGCAGGGTGACGCCATACACATTTGGCCGATCATGGCGGCGCACACGTCGTCATCTTGGCAGAACGGCCGAACCTATAATGTTGGCGACTTGGCTGTGGACTCCACCACCGGTGCAGTGCCGCCATATGTTTGGCAAGCTGCCGTTCAACACACCGCCGCGGCAACAGGGACTTTCACGGACGACCGCACTGCTAACCCAACATTCTGGGTGTTGCCAACGCAAGCCCTCGACGCCATCACCGCGACGTTCAATTACATGGACAAAAACTGCATCAAGCTCGCCAGCGGGGGGCGCGGCGACACGTTCATGGGCGACACCGACAACTTCGTGCTCGACGAGCGCCTGTTGAAGCTCGGCATGATCTGGCAGTGGAAGGCACTCAAGGGATCGCCGTACGCAGAGGACATGGCGACATTCATGGATGCGCTGACGCGCGCCGGCGGAGCGGACAAGCCCTCGCCAATCCTGATCGGCCGGCTACCCGTCCTCAACACGGCAGTTACTTATCCCTATGCGACACCGGGACCGGCGAATTGGAACTGGCCGCTGTCATGAGCCCGTACGCGCTGAACCGCCGAATTCCGGTACCGCAACAGTTCGAGCAGTCGCTACGGACGACGACGTTTCCGGCGCCGACGCGCGGCATCATTCAGAGTGAGAACGAGAGCTACATGCAGCCTGGCGGCGCCACCATACAGGACAACTGGGCGCCAACCATGCGCGGCGTCAAGCTGCGCGGCGGCACCGTGCGCTACTGTGACCTGCACGCACTCGACGCGACCGTGCCGCCGGTGCCCTCCGCACTGCGTGCGCCGGTGATCAGCACGTTTACGTATGTGAGCGGCGTAACCCAAAAGATGTTTGCCGCGCAGCCGACCAAGCTGTTCGATGTGACCACCGGAGTGCCGGCGCTGGTCAAGAGCGGGCAGACCAGCGGCAACTACGCCGCCGCGCAAATGTCCAATGCGGCCGGCGATTGGCTGATCGCCTGTAACGACGCCGGCGACATGCCGCTGCGCTTCAACGGCACCAGCTGGGCCACGCTCGGATCGGGAACGCCCAGCGATGGAGCATCCGACATCACCTGGCCTGGGGGATCGATCGCCGGCGCTTTGAGCTATGTCTGGAAATACCGCAATCGGTTGTTCTTCATCGAGAAACTCTCGATGAGCGCCTGGTATCTCGACATCAATAGCGTTGGCGGCGCGCTGTTGGAGATCCCATTGTCGGGGGCCGCCAGCAAAGGCGGGGTGCTGCTGTTTGGGGCGGTTTATTCAACCGACGCCGGCGACGGAAACGACGACAAGTGTGTGTTTGTCACGACCTTGGGCGAGGTGCTGGTGTTTACCGGCACCAACCCAGGCGACCCAAACAACTGGCGACAAGAAGGACGTTGGGCGCTCTCCAAGCCGATGGGGATGAACGCGCACATTCAGATCGGCGGCGACCTCTTGGTGCTGACGGTCGAGGGCATCGTGCCGCTCTCGGTGGCACTGACGCGCGACGCCTCGCAGGTCGAGCTTTCGATGCTCACGCGCACCATCAAGCCATTGTGGCGGCAAAACGTGGCGGCCAGAAGCGGCTACCCATGGACGATCGTGAAGTGGGATGAGTACGGCGGGCTATTCGTGACCTGGCCTGGCGGTGCGCCTGGCGACCGCATGTGTGCGGTTTCCAATCTGGTGACCGGGGGCTGGTGCCGGTTCGTCGGCTACGACGCGCTGTGCTTCCTGCGCAGGGGCGCCGACCTGTATTACGGCACCCAGGACGGCATCATCATGCAAGGTGAGCGCACCGGCTATGATGATGGCAACGATGCGAAGAAACCCTATGTCGCCACGCTGGTTGGCGGCTGGGAGATGTTTGGTGCGCCGGCCGCAAACTTCGTATGGCACCAGGCTCGCGCCAATTTCCGCTCCGCCGCCGGCGAGCCGTTCCAGCCGCAGCTCGCAGCGGCCAAGAACTATGTCGTGACGCTGCCGGCGCCGCCGCAGGCTGGTCTGGACTTCGGGCCGGCGGATGTTTGGGATCAGGGACTGTGGGACGACGCGCTCTGGGACCAGCCGGCACCGCCGCAGCCATCCGTGCGCACGACCTTGTGGGTGAGCATCGGCGAAACCGGATACGCGCATGCACCGATCGTGCAGGTGACGGTCGCGCAAACCGCGCCGCCGCAAGTCGAACTGATCAGTATCGGGGCCACTTACGAGCCCGCAGGCGTCAACGTCTAGGA